AAATAATAGTAATAATATTAGGGTAGAAATGTCAACTAACAATTATCCAGTAAGTGCTATTCCTTATGGATTTGAAGCATATATTACACCAACAAATGGAGAAATGGGTTTCTGGACTCCTAGAATGAAATATACAAAAGCTTCTGTTTATGGATTAAGTCCGGGCAAATATCCATCAGGAATTACTTTCAATGATGCTCCTACAGGTGCGGATGCTGAATTATTCAATCTATATCCACAGCTTTCGTCAGGCGTCGGCGCTGCTGATGATAATTTACAATATTTTGCTCCGATTCCATCATTTGCCTCAAGCGGTGGAAGTTATAGTAGTATTGGAAGAAATACTATATTTGCTTTAGACCTTGATTATGAGTTGTATGGAGTTAGTACAGGTTTTTTCCTTAGTGGAAGTAATATTGTTCCTACAGTTTATGACCCTGTAAATGAACCAACTTATATTAAAATGAGAAACTTTGTATTTGGGTTCCAAGGTGGATTTGATGGTCAAAGCCCATCAATTCCAATTAACGTAGGTGGAGATATTATCGCAGGAAATACTCAAGGGTTGGACTGCACGAATGTAAATTCTGCTGGTTCAATTGGCTATGCTCAAGCAATTGCAGCTCTTGGTAATGCTGACCAATATGATATTAATCTTATTGTGACACCGGGTATAGTATATGAAGAACACCCATACGTCACTAATTTGGTTGTTGATATGTGTGAAGCTCGTGGTGATTGCTTCTATATTATGGACACGTATGTTGACAGTGGTAATCCATCAACAGGTCAAATTACTCAGGTTGTATCTTATGCTTCCGAATTTGATACAAACTATGCTGCTACTTATTATCCTTGGATTAAAATCCTTGACACGTATAATAATCTTATAGTCACCGTTCCACCATCTGTTATATTACCATCAGTTTATGCAGCCAGCGACAAAGTAGCCGCAGAATGGTTTGCACCTGCTGGATTAAATCGTGGTGGTATTTCAATCGCTACACAAGTAACGGATAGAACTACACACGAAGAACGTGATACCCTATATGAAGGTAAAGTCAATCCGATTGCATCATTTCCGGGTTCAGGTATTGTTGTATGGGGTCAAAAGACTTTGCAAAACGCGAATACAGCATTGAATAGAATTAATGTTCGCAGGTTATTAATTAATATCAAGAAATTCTTTGCTTCAACAGCTAAATATTTGGTATTTGAACAAAATGTAGCTTCTACACGCAACAAATTTTTGAGTATTGTTAATCCATATTTGGAATCAGTTCAACAAAGGTCAGGTCTATATGCTTTCTTTGTGAAAATGGATGACGCTAATAATACACCTGATATTATTGATCGAAATATCCTTTATGGGCAAATTTATCTACAACCAACCAAGACGGCAGAATTTATTGTTCTTGATTTCAATATTTTGCCGACAGGTGCAAGTTTTCCTAACGCTTAAAACTAACATACACTGATTAATATACAGAAAGCCTCAATCCGTAAGGTTTGGGGCTTTTTTACTAAGTAAATGTCTATTTATTATTAATATGAATCCTGAAACAAATTTACCTAGTTCTAATATTCCAAAAGGGGTGGGAGGTTTAGATGTTAGAGGCCAAATTATTAGAATGAACGTGAGAGCTGCATCAGCTCTGGTAATGGCTAAAGATACAGGTCGATTATTGCTTGCTTTTCGTTCCACTTCTGCCCTTGGACATATTAAAGAACAAAAATGGAATCTATGGGGTGGAAAAGTAGATTTAGAGGAAAGTCCAGAAATGAGTGCGGTTAAATGGACAAAAAGACAAACGAGTTATACTGGACATTTTACCGATTCAATACCATTATATACATTTTTTAGTACTACTACAAATTTTAGATATTATATTTTTTTATTAGTGGTAGAAAAAGAATTTACACCAACTATAGAAGAAGGCGGTTCAATATTGAATTATAAATGGGTAGAATATGGTGAATGGCCTGAACTTTTGCATCCTATAGTTAAAGAATTATTTATTAAAGTAAGTTCTAAGTTAAAAGGAATAATAGAAAAAATCATTATCAAAGAAAGTTTAGCAAAAGAATATATTACAATTAAGCTTAAAGAATTAATAAAAGAATTGTGGCAATAGTGGTATGATTAAGTTAAAAGACATGATACCTAAAAAGTATTTTTATCATATTACACCAAGGAAAAATATTCCAAATATGAAAATACATGGTATAGTTCCCAAACCAGATAATCCTGCTCCTTTTTGTGATAAAGTAGTTTGTTTATTTGATAATAGGACATCAATAGAAACTGCATTTACGAGTTGGTTGTTAGGTAAATTTAATAAAAATGAGCCAATGGTTCTTTTAACTATAGACCCTACGGGGTTAGACATACATTCATCTGAAATAGCATATGAATTTAGAGTTTTTAAACCCATACCTTGGAAAAATGTTGTAAAAGTTGAAAATATATGATTAAACTAAAAAACATTTTAACTGAAGTAGCTGCAGATAGGTCATGGAATTCTCAATTATGGAACTCTGATTTATGGCAATCAAATTTATGGAACTCTGATATATGGAAATCTCATATATGGAACACAGATTTGTGGAAATCTGATTTATGGAAGTCTGATATATGGAATCCTAGTTCAACTACTACTGCTGCTACATCAAAAGAACTGACTGAAATTGAACAACATAAACCTAATGAAGTAGAAGCTTTGCCGGGTATTTTTGTGGACCCTTCAATTATAAAACATATTCAAATATTAAATAAACTTGGATTTCACACAGTTTTTTCTTGTTCTGGAATTTCATATGACCATCCCAATTTGAAGGCTGGTTCTCGTAGTGGTTATGTAATGTTTAGACATGGTTTAACTCCTAATCAAATAACGAGAATATACAAAGCTACACTTGGTATAAAGGGGGTAAATTATGATCCGATTCATCTTAGGTCAGTTCCTTATGTTAGTTTTAGGGGTAGTGATTCTGAAAGATTGAATGGTTGGAACCAATTTGTGAAGAATTTAATGAAGCGTAGAGTATATTATAAAAAATTAGGTAAAATCAAGGAATCAGAAGAAAAACATTCACGTAAAGGGAAATGTTATGAGCTTACCGGTAGATATGTTTCTACTCACCCCGATTCCATTCTTGTTCATGGTAAATTAGTAAATCCGTTTGTGAAAGGATTACCAGAAATAGAGCATGCATGGGTGGAAATTGGTGATAAAATTTTTGACCCCATAATGGATATAACTTGGCCAAAACAAGCATATGAGTCTTTATTTCATGCTAAACCATATAAAAAATATACTCAGGAGGAAGTTCTTAAAATTACTCTTAGAACAGAGCATTGGGGGCCTTGGGATGTATGAGAAAATTTGTAAAAGAAGTCACAAATGTATCAGGTCAAACGCTTATAAATGTTGATATTCAACCAGAATATAAATCATCATTTTCTTTTTCTCTTGAAAAATGGATTGATTTTTTAAATAAAAATTATGATAATGTAAATAATATAGTTTTTCTTTATAATGGAAAAGAAACGTTAGGAATGATTGGTGAGACGGATTACAAAATGTGGTTATTTGAAAACGGATTAAATGATGATGTTTTAGATGGTTCTACATTTTATGATAAAGGATATGCTTTTTTTAGATACTGCATGGATAACTATATTGATGAAGATGATATTGTTGATTTTGTTAAATTCATGGTTAGAAATAACATTAATGATAGTCGTGATATGACAAAAGAATTGTGGAAGGAATATGCAAAAGGACAACATCATCCGTGGACGAAAGAAGAATTAATCGCTTTATTGAATGGAGCAGATGATATGATTAATATTCCTGATTTAATGGATTTTCTGAAACATTATAATGGAATTGTTCTTACCGGTGGAAGTATCAATGAGTGTTTAAAAGAAGTAGAAATTTCCCTAAAAGCATTGGAAAAAAATTATACTGTATTGTCTGAATTTACTTATTAAGTCTCCTTATAAATTTATTTCAAAACATCCTCTTCAAAGTATTATTATTGCCTAATTTTTGGATCTCTTGTACACTATTATAGTTATTTATAGTACATTTTTAAATTGTACTTTAATAAAAGCAGTACAAGTATGTGCTTAATATAATGACTTGTCAAGTTATTTTAATTTATATTTATATTAATATGGAAGATACGAATTATAGAAGAACTGTATATTGTGATATGGATGGAGTATTATCTGACTTTGGGGGTGGTTTTTACAAGCTCACGAATATTCGCCCAGAAAATGTTTCAGACCCAGAAATGTGGGCCAGAATAGATGCTTATGGAAAAGCTAGATTCTTTTCAGAGTTGGAATGGATGGCTGGTGGTAAAGAGTTATGGAACTTCATCACAAATAATTTTCTTAAAGCAAAAATTCTAAGTGCATTAGGAAAATCAGATAAAATAGATAAACAAACTACACAAGGAAAATTGATGTGGATTCGCCACAATATTCCATCATTACAATTGGATGATATAATTTTGGTTGATAATAAGCATAAAAAACGCCACTATTCCAAATCGGGCGACATAATTATAGATGATACATTAATAGTGATACAGGAATGGATTAAGAAAGATGGTATTGGCATTCTTCATAAAACCGCTTCTGATACTATTTCTCAATTAAAACAATATTTATTATGAGCATGAAATTAGAACAGCAAAGAGAACCACTAGAGAAAAGGTGGAGAAACTACTTTGTTAATGTAGAAAAAGAAAAACAGTCTAGGCAGCCCAGTCAATCTAGACAAGTTGGAACTAAAATTGTTCAACCATCTCCCGAAATAGCAAAAAAGATTATTAAACAAATATGGCAAGCTATATTCCAAAAAAGTAGAGAACGTGGTGGTGAGGAAGACCCAGACCAATTAAAATTGCCTTTGACAATGCTTGAACCAAAGCGTGGTGAGTTAAAGAAAATACAGCCATATGTATCGGGATTGACATCTAAACAGCGACGTAAAAAATATCTTGCAGATTTTGGAAGAAAACCGTTTTACATAGATATAAGAAAATGGTTAGATGATAATTTTACAGGAGATGTTTATACTGGTCCTGATTTAGTTAAATGGGGGTTTTGCTTAGCAGACCAAAGTAATCTTCCTATCCAAAGAATAAAACCTTGGGAACGAGTCAAATATCCTTGGATATTTCAAGATACTTTGGAGAGCACTATGAGGTCATGGAATTATTCTATGGCAAGAAAACTTGGTCTGGTAGACCCTACAATGACAAATAAAGAGATAGCAAAAGCTGAAAAAGAGCGGCAGCAAAGACCCGTATATTAAACCCATCATTAGCTAGCATAATTTATGAAAATATCCAAAATTAAAGAAATAATTGATGAAGTTATATCTGAAGAAATGGGGGAGGGATTTGGTTATGTCTATGCGAAAGACAGAGCTAAAGACCCAAAATCCATTCCCGGAGAACACTGGCGAATTAAATTTCAAAGCGCTCACGATTTAAAGAAACATGGTAATACGGAAAAATCAAAAGTGTCAGAAATTATCTATGAAATTCCTCGAAAGATTGGAATAAATGCAATGGGTGACGAAATAGGTAGAACTTCCACTGACGAAGGAGAACTCAGGAATATGATTGGTAATATGAAACCCGGCCAATCTATTCTTTTTCATGGTAAAGAAGGTATAAAAGGACCTTTAATTTATATTGTTAAACGTGAGGGTATTGGATATGAAGTTGAGAATCATAGAAAACAAAAGCAAGAAATCACCAATGCTGACCAACTCGATTTAATTATCAGTGGTATTGCAAAACAAGCAAACATTTTATTTAGATTTTGGAAACAAAATAAACCATCCACATATTCAGCTCCGAAATTACCAGTTGTATCTAAAGAACAAATTAGGGAAATAATTAAAGAATTGATTGATGAAATGTGGATTGCATGGGAAGAAGATAAAAATGACAACAAAGATATAACAGAAAGTAAATATATGAATAATAAATAAGAATTCTTAAGAGATATAATTCGTGAAGCTATTCAAGAAGTAGAATTTGAAGATGCTCCTGATGAAAAATATCAAGAAGAACAAGAAATACTGTCTATGAAGAGAATACAATCATATGCTCATTGGATAAAAGAAAATCTTAAAGATGCTGCTAGTGAAATTGGTGGAGTAATTCAGAAAATAGTAACCGAAATTGATGGTCTTGTTTCGGCTCATGAAAAAGGGAAGGAAATTTCACCAGTCAATGTTCACGAAGTAGCTCCTCCGGGGTGGGAAGGAACAGTAAAAGCTATGAAGAAACATTCTGTTGGTGGGGCTAAAAGGTGGGCTCCAAAAAAGAAAAAAGAAGAAACCGTGGATGTGGAAGAAGCCAAAAAGAAGAAAAAGATTACTAATCCATATAAATTAGCATGGTGGATGAAAGGTAAAGGTTATAAATCACATAAACAAGATTAAGTGAAATTTCGTGTTTACAATAAAATATTGGACCCGAACTTATGGAAAGGCAAAAAGCTTAAACCTGAAGTTAGAGAATCACTGTTGAAAGTTGCCGAAGATTTTTATAACTCCACAGATTTAAAAGGTGAAATTCATAACATATTGTTATTAGGTTCATCAGCTAATTATAATTGGACCCCCGTAAGTGATATAGATGTGCACGTTGTCATAGATATTGCTGAAGAAAAAATCAACGAAGAATATGCTCGGAAATTCATGGATGGATTAGCATTCAAGTGGAATACCGAACATGATATTGAAGTAAAAGGTCATCCTGTTGAAATGTATATTCAGGACATAAGAGAACCAAACAGTTCTCCACAACAAGCAAGACCGGGAGCTTCAATTTATTCATTATATGATGGTAAATGGTTGTTAGAGCCAAATCCACAAAATATCAAATTGGATTCTGATAAAATTCGTAAGAAATTTCAACTTATAAATAAGAAAATTGAAACTCTAATTCAAACTGAAAATATTGAACAATTAAAATCGTTGATGAAATCTATAAGAAATTATCGTAATGCTGGATTAGCAAAAAGTGGAGAATTCAGTGTTGAAAATATTGTATTTAAAGCTCTACGACATAGTGGCGACCTTAAAAAAATGAAGGATACCATCAATACTATATATGATAGAAAAACAAGTTTACCTGAAATGGGCAATATTATCCCCAACAAGAAAACACCATCAAACAATTTAAACGAACAAAAAATAGATAAACCATTTATTGTTGTTGGTGTAGCTTTTGGGGATTTAAGTGTGAAAAGTGATATAAGTTATGAGGTTGGGTCTGTATCTCACCCTGATATAGATGATGAACGGGGTGATATCAAATGGAGATATAAATCAAATACTAACACAATATATTGGTCAACTTATAGATTAGAACCGACAAGGGACCAAAGAGCAGAAGTTATAGCTCATCTTCGTAATAAATACAATGTGATTAATCCAAAGGAAACAATTGACCCCGACAAGTATTTTTTTGATGCTCATACTATAGATGAATGGATTGATTCTTTTTCGTTTGATTCTTTTCTGTTAAAAAAGTGTGAAAAATCATAATTTGATACTATTTATATTCAACATCACAACATAAGGATGATTTTTTATGGCAGACTTACTAAATTCAAATGAGATTTTTTGGACAGCTTATGAACCAAAAACTCAGAATCGTTTTATTTTGTATATTGATGGTATTCCATCTTTTTTACTAAGAAAGACAGATAGACCACACATCGTACAAGAACGCAAAGCATTAGACCACATCAACCTTCAGAGATATTACAAGGGTAAATCTATTTGGCAGGAAGTTACGATGGAATTGTATGATGCAATCGTTCCTTCTGGTGCACAAGCAGTTATGGAATGGATTCGTTTGTCTCACGAATCTGTAACAGGTCGTGATGGTTATCAAGATTTCTATAAGAAAAATATTACCGTAAACGTCCTTGGTCCTGTAGGTGACAAGGTGGAAGAATGGACGATGGTTGGTGCTTGGGTTTCTGATGGCAATTTTCAAGCAGTTGATTGGACTAATACGGGTGACCCATTATCAATTACTATTACAGTTAGTTACGATTACGCTATTTTACAGTATTAATTATACTTACCGAATTAAAACAAATTACTTTCATTTAATTTTAAACCCCAGTCATGAGGCTGGGGTTTTTTGTTTGTTATAAAGAATTTATCAATATTTATGTTTATGAGAACATCACAATTAAAAGGACTTATAAAAGAGATTATAAGAGAATATTTTAATGAAGGACGATATGGGAAGTATGAAAAAATAAAGGGTATCGGAGGAGTAAGAGGAGTTCGTTCAGCTCAGAGAGGATTATTAAAGCATGTACCTCTTAATATTGACCCAAGTTCTCCAAAAATGGGAACTCGTATTAAAGTCCCCTCTACTATGATTAAAAGAAAGTATTATTCAGATAAAGTAATCAGAATAAAAATTCCTGCTGGTACTGAAGGATTTGTGAAAGAACTTGTTGTAGGATTTAATGTTGGTGCTATAAGTCCAAAGAATTTTAGAATTGTTGGTCCAACGGGTAAAAAAAATGTACCTCAACCATTAACATCTCATCAATTAAGATATATCGTAAATCTTGGTAAATACGGTTATGTGTCTTTAACAAGAGATGAATTTGAAGTAATTAAGTAATGATGAAAAAATCAATTCTAAAACGTCTTATTAAAGAAATAATAACTACATCTAGGTGGGATACTCCTAAAGGAACTCCTGATACAGTTATCAATGTAATGCATATTATAATTGCATCATTGCAAAAAAGAAATATAGAAAACCCTACTGATTATGTTAAAATTGGAAAACTTAAAATGTCTAAACCTTCAGATTTAGGATGGAGTATATTTTCGTCAAAAGGAAATGAACGTAATTATATTTATTATGTTAATACAAATAATACGTGGTATATAAGTACTGTATCAAAAAATAAAATAGGTTTTAAAATAAGAAATGCTAAAAATTTGGGAGATGTTTTTTTACATTCAATAATGGAAGATTGGGTAAATTTTACAGAAAGGGGAATTGATAATTTAATTAGTGAAGATTTCACATTAGGATATAGTCATGGTATTGTTATTGATGACCCGACATTTTTAGTTCGTGACCCATTAAATGACCCTGAATTGACAGGTAAAATGAATGAACAATATAGATTTCATGATTTTGATTGGTTGTCAGATATGAGTGGTTTTGGTAAACCTACAGATGTTTATTATGGTTCTATACTGTTGGGTGTAATTGAATCAAAGCCTGATGGATATATAATAAGAATAGTAATGGGACCAAAACGAGCTGAACTTATCAGGTCCTCACCAAAAAATAAATTTAAAACTAAGGAAGTAGCAGCCAAAGTTCTTCATGCAACATGGAAACAATTTAGAAATATAAATATATGAAAAAAATAGGTATTTATCCGGGAAATTTTCAACCAGCTACTAGAGCTCACTTGGAAGTTTATAAAAGATTAAAATCGTTGGTAGGGCCTGATAGTTTTATAGCTACTACAGATAGAGAGCCTACGCCTGATGCGCCATTGAATTTTGGAGATAAACAGCAGATTTGGGTAAGACATGGAGTTTCGGCAGGTCAAGTAGTTAAGATTTCTATGTTACCATCTGATAATATAGAAAGAGCTATGGAGTGGAGGCCAGTAGAAATTTTCAATAATTTTTCAGCAGAACATATAGCAGCTATCTGTGTTTTTAATGAGAAAGAAGTTGCATTGTTTTCCAAGAGGAAGGGAAAAATAGGTCCAAGTGTTGATGGTATGGTTGCTGGAACAACAGGAAAAATTCAAAGGGTGGTGGAAGCTTTATTAAAAAAGAAAAAAAAGGCAAAAAAGGAACGTTCTCCGATGATTTATAAACCGACAGGTTTTAATGTAATAAGTAAAAGTACTGTTGATATTAAAAAACAAACAGAACCACGAGAAACAGAAAGTAGAGAAACATGGTTAAAACCAGATGGTTCTCTTCAATATTTTCAACCATATAAAGGAAATGAAAATATTTTGAAACCATTTAGAGAACACGCCTATATTATAGTGTTAGATGATTCAAGAATTCAAGGAAATCCTGTATCTACGGCTAATATTCGTAGTGTTTTGGGTTCTACGAAATATACTGATGACCAGAAGAAAAAATTCTTTAGATGGATATTTGGCTGGTTTGATATAGGGTTATATCAATTAATAACATTAAAATTTAAAATGGCACATCAAGTTATGTCACCAGAAGAGGAACCATCACAACCAGCTATGACGGATGTAGGCGCAGAAACTCAAATATATCCATCAAAATCTTTTTCTTCTTCTGAAATTTATAATTCAAGAAGAAAACTAAAAGAGATGGTTTATGAAATTCTTGAAGAAATAATGGATGAAGATTATTCTACTACTATCAATGAGCCTGATTCTTCTACTACTGATAAGGGAACGTCTGGTACTTCGAATGGGGAAAAAAGTTCATCACAACAAAGAGCAGATGCAACTAAACAGAAGCAGGATTTGGTTGCACAAAAACGACAGGCTGAAAGAAGTTTAAAGGGCATGACAGCAGATTTGGCATGGAAAAAGGCAGATGTTGATAGAAAAAGAAAAGACGAGCTTCCGGGTAAAAGAAAAGAAATAGATGATTTGAATAGACAAATTGCTGCATCTTCGGGTGCTATTAATGTATAATGATACTATTTCTTTTAATTATAGCTGGTATTTTATTGGAATTAATAGTTCTTGCAGCTATTGTATATCTTATTCTAAAATACTTTTTCAAATCAAAACGTTTATCATTTTCCAGTAAAAATACAATGCCAGAAATAATGGTAATACATAATAATATAAAAGAAAAACTACATGAGAAGAATATAGAATCTCCAAGTTGTGTGTATAGTACGTTACAACAGGATGAACTTGTCAAATCTGATGGTGATTTAATTCCTTATAACCTTACAGAAAAAGAAAAGGATACATTAAAAATGTTTTACAATAGATAATAATAAAATTCTAAAAATTTAGTTGTTTGTCTATATATCTTTATGAAAGGCAAAGATAGTTATGGCAGATAATAATCAAACAATTCCAATTAGGCGTCAAGTAATTAATGTTCCAGACTTTGTTACTAAAGCAGTTACCGATATTCCACAATCAAGGGATATAATAAAATATCCAACTGAAATAATTCCACTTCCAACAAAAGGGTGGTTTTATCCAGAAGGTCATATATTGTCGTCAGGTGAAATAGAAATTAAACAAATGACAGCAAAAGAAGAAGATCTTCTTGCTAATCAAGAACTCATCAGAAAAGGTAAAGTACTGGATAAATTGTTGGAATCTGTTATAGTAAATAAAGCAATTAAGCTTGATGAAATCTTGATTCCTGACACAAATGCTATTTTTATTGCTATGCGAAGACTTGCATACGGAGATGAATATGACGTTTTAATTGAATGCCCTAGATGCTCAGCACAAAATAAAGTAAAAATAGACCTTTCAAAACTTTCATACAAACCTTTTAATTTTGACGAATATCCGAAGGGCCAAAATAATTTTACGTTTAAATTACCGAGTTCGGGTGTCACTATAACATATAAACTAATGAGTAAAATTGATGAACAATCAATAGATGCTGAATTAGCTCAAATTAAAAAAATTTCTAAAGAGAATACTGGAGAACTTACAACTCGATTGAAATATTTATTTACTTCTATAGACGGTAACATGGATAGAGTTGGTATTAGAAGGTTTATAGAGGAAAAAATGGTTGCTAAAGACAGTTTAGCACTTAGAAAGCACATGAGGGAATATAATCCAGATGTAGATATGACATTTGATTTTAAATGTTCTGAATGTGATCTTGAAAGGAGATTGGATATGCCTTTAGGCTCATCCTTTCTATTCCCTGACGCTAACTCCTGAAGATAAAGTAAGGATTCATCAAGAAATTTTTTATTTGATTTATCACAGTAATGGTGGCTTTACACACGATGAAGTTTATACTATGCCTGTGTTTCTTAGATATTTTTATTTAAGAATGCTATTTGACCAAAAAGAAAAAGAATCTAATGAAATGAAAAATCAAGATTCTGATATGACTCCAAAATCTAAATTTGTTTCCCATCCCAATATAAGGAAACCTGCATAATTCTTTTGGTTTTTCACTATTTATAGTTTATAACACCAGAAGTGTATCCATATGGCAGAACAACCAAAAAGGTCAAAACAAGAATTAAAAGAAGAAGCTCAGCTTGTTGAAAGTATTAATGAGAAACTTAGATATCTTTTGGAACTTAAAAAAGAGGGTATAAGGTTAGAAAAACATCTTCTAAAACTAGAAGAGGACCGGTTACAAGAAAGTCTGGATAGAGGGGAAATAAGTGAGAAGGAATACGAGAATAAGACAAATCTTGTTAAGGCTGAAGAAAAAATATTGTATTCTATAGGAAGAGGAAGAGTTCCAAATGCTGAAAAAATTAAAGGATTAATATCTGCTAATAAAGAATTAAATACACAAACAAAACTTCAAGAAAAAGCTGTAACATTAGAAAAAGTATTGGATAAACTAGGATTTAGTTCGTCAGCTAGGATGATAGAAATGATGAAAGGAATGACAACTAAAACAGCATTAGGTTATGTTACGCTTATATCTATGGGAATTTATGCAATAAAATTGTTTAAAGATTTTCAACAAATAGATAAAGCTGCTGCAGAATTCAGAAAAACTATGGGATTGGTAAGAATGGATTCTGAAAGGTTAGAAAAAGTAGCAAGAATTATAACATATGATTATGCTCATATCGGTATAATGGCTGAAGATGTTTATAAATCAATGTTAGCTATAACTGCCACTATAGGAACTTCTCAAATTATTACAAGGGAGATGGTCGAAGATATGACTTTCCTATCAGTTCAACTTGGTGTTGCAGAAACAACATCTGCTGAATTTTTAAGAGTTATGGGGCAGGTATCACAAGCTACTATGAACTCTCAAACGAGTATAGCCTTGTTTACTGCCAAATTGTCTGCTGCCGCAGGTACAAATTTGAATGAAGTAATGGGTGATGTTGCAACAGCTACAAAATCGAGTTACCAATTTTTAACGAGAGATTCATTAGCCCTTGCTAAAGCAGCAGTGGAAGCAAGAAGAATGGGTACAAGTTTAGACTCAGCAGTTAGAACTTCAAGTTTTTTGTTGGATTTCACAAGAAGCGTAAATGCTGAAATGAATATGAGTGTTTTGGTTGGAAAAGCTATAAATCTTCAGAAAGCTCGTGAATTAGCATATCATAGGGATATTGCTGGATTAAACAAAGAAATCTTAAATATATTAAGACAAACTAATTTTGAAAATCTTGACCCATTCCAGCAGAATGCTGTAGCAGAAGCGTTGGGTAAATCTGCTGACGAGTTGGCAAAAATGGCACAATCAGATAGGGAAATGAGGTTACTTAGGGGTGATGACACACTTAGAAAGCAAGTAGCAGAGTATGATAAATTAAGAGCAGCTAATAAAGCAATGGCAGATGATGCAGCAAAAAGTTATAAAACAAAATTGGAAGAATTATCAAATGCAGAATCATTAAAAACTATAACATTAGCTATACATGCTGTTGTGCAAAAAATGCTTTATTTTCTTCTACCGCCTATAGTTTGGATTTTAACAGGTGCAGCATGGGTTTTAAATCAAATAAATATGGGTATGGCTAGATGGGCATTTATATTAGGATTGGTTATTGATTATCTTGATGATGTTGCTTTATGGTTTTTTGGTATTAAAAAACCAAGTATTATAATGAATTTAGCAAAAGGATTATATACAGCAATCACTTATCCTTTTAAATATGCTAGGGATTTATTTTTAAAAACTAATACGGTATTACAAATGATAGGTAAAAGCGTTGAAACTTTGGGGTTGAGATTTAAATATATCAATGTTTTTTTCCGTTCTTTCGGTTCTTTTTTTAAAACAATTGGAAAGGTATTTGGTGAAATTCTTCTTCCGTTAATGTTTATTTATCATTTAAGTGTAAATTTATGGAAACTTTGGCACGATCCCAAAGCAGCAACAGGTTG